GTTTCCTGATCCTCTGAAGATTATAACCAGATTAGGGAATAAAAATTTGAAGAATGAGGAGCATATTGAGGAAATGCGCGTGTCGTTAATGGATTTAACGAAGAGTTATGGTAACTCTGCTTATATTCATCTTTTAGACGACGCATTTAATGAAGTGTATGCCGGGGGTGGTTCGTGTCAGTACGTTTTGAATTGCATGTGGAAGATAATAACTGACAGGAACTTGTTTAGAGATTTGTTTGTGATAGTTGATAATGGCAGCTGCACTGACCGAGTTAGAGAAAAAGGATCAGCAGGAAACCACCGAGGTCGCTGGATCGACGGACGTGGCAAAGAAAACACCGGACAGCACGTTATCAGTACCGCAGGCAGTACAGAAAACCGCAGCCACAGCAGATATGCGGAAGGAGTTTCTGAAACCAAACAGGTACAGAGAGTGGAAGGAAAAGTTGGGGCTGACCGCTCCCAAGTACAAGTTGATAACGTTCGACATAGCATCGAACATGAAGGACACTGGGGTCACATTCTTGAATGTTTCGAAAGAAATTGGGGATGTTGAAAAGAGCGGTTATAAATACTTCTATCTTATAGGTACGGCAATAAACGGTACTTGGCTGGTTCCAGAAAAGGCCAATGTAACCGCTGTATTTTGCTTGTTTGATACTAGGATGACCAATGTGAGTGCGGCTAAGGTAGCGGCAGTCACAGCCAAGGCTAAAAACGGGGATTTCAGAATGATTACCAGACCAAATTACCCGGTCTCTGTGAGGGACTTCAAGAAAACCAGTTGGGCGCTTGCCCACTGGATTGAATCAAATGATGTTCGTAACGATGTTGACGTCACTGCTTGTGAGATAGGGTTTTTCTACTCATTAAGCAAGACGGCAATCATGAGTTCATTAAAAGACGGTCTCACAGACGTCGGCTTCGATGATAATGGAAGAATATCTGGTACTATTTCTGAAGATAAAGTTGAAGAGTTATGTAGTAAGATGGAGGTACAAAACCAGCTTTACCAACTGGGGATAATTAATAGGAAGAATATTCGTAAGCAAAATGCTGAAAAATTTAAAAATAAAATTGGGGTTGTAGGACATGGGGATGGAGAATCCGATGCTGGAACTAAGTTGCAGCAACAATTTGAAAAACTCCATGGCTTACACTCCGATAAATGATAATACTATTGTGC